ATCTTGGCACGCGCCGTATCCAAGTTCGTAACGGGCGAGGATCTTATTATTAATTATATGGCAACGGACCTGGAATCCGCAGAACGTGTTACACACATAATAAAAATGACAGACAACGAGCTGCGCAAGATGCAGGTGAGCCAATTTTATCGCGACGTCGAGGTTCCAACAGGAACCGTTGACACGTCGGAGGTTACCGAAAAGGTAAATACACTGGAGGGCGTACAGAAGGAATACTCCTCCGATGATGACGAACATGAAATTCTGGAAATGCACATCAACGCTGACGTGCCAGGATTCGAGAATGAGAACGGCATCAAGATGCCTTACATTATTACACTAGACAGGTTTTCACGAACTGTCCTCTCCATCAGACGAAACTGGAATGAGCAGGACAAGGACGTTCACAAGACTTCCTATTTCGTACACTACAAGTTCCTCCCAGGACTGGGGTTTTACGGCTTTGGTCTTATACACATGCTGGGTGGGTTATCGCGAACAGCAACAAGTGTTTTGCGGCAATTAATTGATGCTGGCACACTCGCGAACCTACCGGCAGGTTTCAAGGCACGCGGCATGCGCATACGCGATCACGACGAGCCTTTGCAGCCGGGGGAATTCAGGGATGTGGACGTGACAGGAACTTCCATAAAGGAATCATTGTTGCCATTACCATACAAGGAACCATCACAGGTTCTGTTTGCGTTGCTGGGATTCGCGGTTGACGCGGGAAAATCCTTTGCGGCGATCGCCGACATGAAGCTTGGCGAAGGGAATGAGCAGAATCCAGTTGGAACAACCTTAGCCCTTCTGGAAAGAGGGACAAAAGTCATGAGCGCTATTCACAAGCGCTGTCATTACGCGCAGAGGGGCGAGTTCGCTCTTCTCGCAAAGGTCTTTCAATTGTATCTTCCACCAGAATATCCTTACCAGGTTGTCGGTGGGGATCGAATGATCAAGCAGTCGGACTTTGATGACCGTGTGGACATTCTCCCAATTTCCGATCCAAACATTTTTTCAATGGCACAGCGAATTACGCTGGCGCAGCAACAGTTGCAGCTGGCGACAATGGCACCACAGCTTCACAATATACGCGAAGCGTACCGAAGAATGTATCAGGCGATGGGGGTTGATAATGTTGACGCCATCCTTAAACCGGATCCGGAGCAGCCGGAACCAACGGGGCCGGCAACGGAGAATTCAATGGCAATGAAGGGAAAGGCCCCTAAGGCGTTTCCGTTCCAGGACCATTCAGCACACATACAAGGACATTCTGAATTCATGTTTACACGCATGGTGCAGATCAATCCGCAGCTTTACTCAATGCTGCAGTCGCACATATCGGAGCATGTTGCTCTGATGGCAGGATTTCAGATTCAGGAACAATATAAACAACAAGTTCAGCAATTACAACAGGCGATGCAACAGGCAGGACAACAGGCACAACAGAATCCGCAGGCGCAACAGCAAGTGCAGCAGATGCAGCAGCAAATGGATCAGTTAACTAACGAGATCGCGGCTAAACAGGCACAGCTTGAAGCTAAATTGACTGGGCAGCTGTCACAGGATGAAGAGGCACGCATGAGCAAGGAACCTCAGGATCCACTCGTGAAACTGAAGCAGCAAGAAATTGACTTGCGAGCAGCTGAAGTTCAGGCTAATATACAGAAAGACATGGTCACGGACGCGGAGAAGATGGATCTCGAACGTGATAAGCTTGAAGCGCAAACGAGCATTGACATCATGAAAGTGGCGGCGGATGCTGACAAGCAGCAAAACGCCGAAGCAATGTCAATGATGAAGGAGAACATCATCACTGCCAGGGAAGCAATGAAGGATCAGTCAAATGAGAGAATCTCGAGGAACAAGGCAAATGGACAGAGCACTAATAAAAATAAGCGATAGCATGAAGAAAATTGAGGATCTCGTTAGAAGCGAGATAAAGACTCAGGAAGACTACATGCTTGTGTGCTCAGCACTGATGGCGGTTACGCGCAACATGTACGCGGAATCCTTGGGCCCACAGGACACCTCAAAAATGTTCCAGGCGGTTGCAGAGAGTTTCCATGCCGTTGAAGAATTCTTGGACCAATTCAGGCCTGAAGAAAAACCGACTATACACTGATGCCATTCAAGTCAGAACAGCAAAGAAAGTATCTATGGGCGAAAGAACCCGCAATTGCCAAGAAATGGACAAAAGAGCATGGAAGCAAGATAGTTAAGAATAAAGGGGGCATTGTAAGTCCCAAAGGAATCGGACTTAGGTCCAGATGGCTAAAGGAGGAATAAATGCCAAAAGTAGGAAAGAAAGACTTCGGTTACACTTCTCAAGGTGTTAAGTTGGCACAGGATCACGCCAAGAAGACTGGTCAAAAACTGGTCATGACTGGCAAGAGAGGCGGAACGGTAAGGAAGAAGCTTAAGAAAGGTGGAGTGAAGAGGAAACACCACGGCGGACGTGTCAGTGGTGGAATGAAAGATAAACAATGTTAACAGGGAGGTCGATATGAATTTATTGAAAGATCTTTGGGCGCATCTTAAGGAATGGAGTGACTGGAAATTGAAGGACTGGATAAAGGCCGGAATTGTAGTTATTATTGTTCTTGTTGTGCTTAAAATCATAATTTTACCAGGTGCATAATGACACCACGTGAAGAAAGAAAAGCTCGAAATGTTTACAATGAATCCCTGCGGCGTGCGCAGTCTGGAGACACGAGTTCCTATGTTCGAGGAGAAATGTCGAAATATGGAATCAGTGACCCTTCCGCGGCGTCGTTCAGGGATTCACCGACACCACAATGGCAGCAGAACTTAGGACAAAAAACAAGAAATTTTATTCCCGGAATATGGGGTGCTGGAATGCAGGGCCTCGAGGCTTTGACGGAAGGGGTTGCGATGGCCAATGAGAACGCTCGTTGGTTTAAGCAGAACGCTCCCGATACTAAACGACACGCCGGCGTTCCAATGAACGTGCGTGAATCGGTCATGACGGGACGCGATACGGACTTCTATGACAAGTACATGAAGTTAGCCAAAATGACGCAGGACGCGGACAAAAGGCAGTACTACCTGGATCAGGCGGACACGGCGCGAAGAAACCTGCAGGTTACAAAAAGAATTAACTACGGCATGGGACAGATGGACCTTGATCCAACTCCTTTTGAAGGATACAAATCCTATGATCAGGGGTTTGGGGGCTTCGGCCCGAATGACATGGGTCCGCGCTTCGATATCGACAGATTTAGTGAAGCGATGTCCGAGTACCTTCCTGGAGGGGAAGAGATCA